ACTCCTTGCCAAAGATTTTGAATCTTGTGCCGGAGTAAGTACGTACTAACACAAAGTCGCCCTCTTTACACCATGCTCCGTTAGGAAACTTGGCGGTGTCTTTGTACGCATCGGGGCCTACGCGCAATACAAACAGCACCGTGGTGGCGTGTTCTTCTTGACGCAGAGTGGCGGTATCTCTCACGAGATCCAGTGATGTTCCTGCAATCTTTTGATCGACTTCAGGCACAACGCAGAGCAGCTTCCAACCTGTTGGGACGGGTAGTGCACCTGCTTTTGTATCGTTATCATCATCTTCGTCAGGCTGTTCGACTGGCTGGATGTGAGGCGGCAACGAAATACCGGGGGGAAGTATCAATCCTGATTCACTCATGGGATTCTTCTACTTTCTGCTGCAGGTCGAGGAGATAACGCTCTGCAAGGGCTAGACCCGAAATAATCCCGCAGAGTTTTTGGTATTCTTCAAATGATCGACATGCACCGCCGGCGATGTCGTCGGCGTAGTTGTTCATGTCTGTGCGTATTTTGTCGCGCAATACGCGTGCGAATTCTTGAATCATTTTCTAGAACCTTGGTTCCTGCTATTTTGAAGCGAAGCAGTTCTCGCTTGTAGAGCCATCTCAGCCTTACTCTTTGCGATGTCAGCCCCCATCTGAAGGCCGGCACGTTCTTGTTCAAACTGTTGCTTGAATTCGCTCTCTTTGATTTGCGCACCTGTGCGAAGAGCTTCCAACTCCAGTTTGCCGCTGACTTCTTGCTCTTTCAAAGCTTGTTGATCGGCTTTGGCAGCAGCGTCCATCATGATCTTTTGTTTCTTCAACTCCAGTTCCTGACCCTTCAACTGCAACTCTTGCATCTGAATCTGCAACACAGGGTCTTGCATCTGTTGCTGGGCTTGTTGCTGCGCAGCTTGCGCTTGGTTCTGCATCATCACCTGCTGAGCCGCCTGAGCCATCATGCCAGACAAGGCAATCTCCACTTGCGGCGGCAACTTCTCGTCTTCGGGAGGCAGAGGCATACCAAGTTGCTGCTCGATCTTCTGACGCATCTGGTAACCAACGTGCTCTGCAATGTGCGCAGTGATTGCGCCCATGATCTTGGGAGCCTGTGGGTTTTGGCCAATGAACTGTTGAATCATCGGGTCTTGCAAGAGCATCATGTGCACTTGAATGTGAGAGGCGTGATCTTGATGCAAGAAAGCTTTGAGCGGTGTGCCCTTGAGTGCGTTTTGGTTTTCCTGCACGGGGTCGATAGGCTTCATGTCCTCTTCGATTGGCACGAGCTTCTCAGCGTTTTTGATGCCCAAGACGGAGAGCATACCTCTATGGAGTTCTGGCAAGTTGTAGATGTCCGGAGCCATCTGCGCCATCTGGATCACCGCTTGGTACTGGATCACGCGTTGGCTCATGGTGGCCGCATTGGGATCTGACACGGGAATGATGTCGACCTTGTCGTAGTCAGCCTTCTTAGCTTTGCGTGTGCCGTACTCAGGGTTGTACGTGTAGTCTGGATCGGTGTAGTCGCGGATGATGTTCTTCAAGAGTTTGAACTCTTGCTTCAATGCGAAGTGCACACGAGCCTGCACCGCAGTCATCACCTTGAGTTGTCTTTCCAGCAAAGCCAGCGTCGTACCCACAGGAGCCTGCGCAGACATGTCAGACACCTTCATGTCCGCCGTTGCCGCAAACCGGCGACCTTCGTCCACGATGGTTTGCATCAAATTGAATAGCGTAGCGCTTGGCTCTTTGTAAGGCAGGGGCAGGATGCTGTCCCTGATGTTGCCAGAGGCTACGTCGACGTCTCTCCACTCACCGGGGGCGATCGGTGTGTCATCACCTTTGATTCGCAGTCCGCGGGACTTGAGTCCGCCCGGAAGATTAGATAACGTTCCTGCGTCGACCAACTGACGCATAAGGCTAGTGGCCGACTTGGCAAAACCACCGATAAGGTGGAAGAGGCCAAAACCATATGCTCCGAAGCCGGGGATATATTGGTAGTGCACAAAGTGCTGGCGCTTGAGTCTGAGGTCATCTTCTTCGTTCCAGTTGCGGCGAATTGACAGAATGTCGTTGGTGCCTTTGATGATGGTCACGACGTACGGCAGCATGATGCCGGTCTCTTCTTCCTCGCCATCGTCGTCCTCTGTCATGTCCTCGTACCCGTCAAGGTTCAAGTCCACATGGCATTCGTAGATGGTGTAGCGGTCGTCGTTCAGATCGTTAAAGCCAGTCTCTTTGTCTTTGGCTTTCTGAATGTCGGTGCGGTCTTTGGGCGCATCAGGCAGGTCGATGTCCAGATAGAACCCAGCTTGCTGAAGCTTAACGATCTCGTTCTTGGTCTTGCGCATGACGTGCGTGACGCGGTAGCAAGTATCCAAGTCTGTTGCGCCGTAGGGCAACAACATGTCTTCCGCAGGGATGAACATCGACACCTGACGGCCAAGGCTTGGGTCGTAGTACACCTTTTTGAACGCTGAACCTGTGGCTGGGAGTGACCAGAGCATGCGCTCGTGCTCAGAGCGGTACTCTGTCATGACCTCGGTCAACTCGTTGTTCATGTCATCTTCAACGTTGGCCGCAATCTCTTTCATCTCAGGCGTGTCTTTGCCCAAAATCTTAGAACGCACAGGGCCTTGCGCTGGGAACGTCTCAGTGATTGTCTCAGCTTGGAAGCGCACAACGGCTTCGGTAATCATTGGGTGGAACACACCGCAAGCGCCTTGCCATGGCTCGGTGCGCTCCTCTATCTGCAAGCCCAACAGCTTCAGACCATCAACGTAAGTCTTCTCCCACTCTTTACGTGACTGCTTGTCTTGGTCAATGTCGGCCATCAAGTCGCCCGCTAAGGACTGCAAGGCACCATCGGGAATGTACTCGGCCAAGTTGTCGTCAAAGCCTTCTTCGTCTGGCGCTTCTTTGCCAATGGTGATCTCCAGACCATCCATGCCGATGGTGACTTCTTCTGGATCAACAATCTCGATCTCAATTGGGGATTCTTGTTCGCCCAGCGCGTCAATGCCCATAGGTTGTTGGTACAGCGCTTTGTCGATGTTCGTTGCCATGTGTGTTCCTAATAGTATTCGTATGTCTTACGGCGGAAGTACTGGGGTTCGTCTTTCTCGTCCGTGTCCAAAGAAATAAAGCCGCCTTGCCTAAAGCGTAGCAGCGCCTGTGTTGTCGTATCCACGAAGTCGTCATGCTCCCCAACGGGGAACGCCGCCATCTCTTCAATCACTTCCCGTGCCCAGCGTGTGTCGGGTGCCCAGACTTTACCACTGCTGAATAAATCCGCAACTGCATTGACGCGCACCATTTTGTCGTTGCCACGGGACGGGCTGAACTCCTGCACAGGTATGCCTAATGCCCTGAGTTCCTGAATCAGCGGCGCGCCAGCCGCCTTTTTCTCCACAATAAACGCGTCGGGCTCCCATTCTTTGTAGTGCTTGAGCGCGACGACCTTGAGTTCGGGAAAAGCCATCCTGTCTTTGAACGCATCTAGCAGGATTAGCTGTGGCGAGTCGTTCTCTTCCTCGTTGTAGAAGATGCCCCACGTTGTGCATGCAGAATAGTCGGAGTTGTTCTTGGTTTCAAACGCCGTATCCCATGACTGGATGATGTATTCACACGTTGGCGGCTCTTCTGGCTCCCAAATACGCCACATTTTGCGCGAAACAATGGCCGAGTTCTCAGCGGTGGGCTGCTGCATGTACTGCGCGTTCCAATACCGGGGGTCAATGGACGCTTTCGTAGCTTTCAGGGCTTCAAGTGGCCACTGCTCTGGCCACAAAGACTTCTCGGTGTCCTCGTTCTCGTTCAGGATGGCCGGCAACTCCACAATCTCCCATGGAATTGCTTCTGGGTTCCTAGCTTGGTAGTCAAGTAAGCGCCCAGTGAGGTCTAACAGCGACCATCTGGTCATAATCACAATGATCGCACCCCCCGGCATCAGACGCTGGAGCGGCCCCGTTTGGAACCACGACCATGCGGTATCAAAAGCCAGTCGAGAGTTTGACTTAACGTCTTGCTCCGAGTGAGGATCATCAATAACGAACAGATCAGCACCACGACCAGCAAGAGCACCGCCGACACCAGCAGCATAGTACTGACCGCCAGCGCTTGTAGACCACTTACCAGCAGCCTTTTGGTCGTCAGCAACCAACGTTTGAGGAAAAACTGATCTGTATTCATCTGAATCAATCAAGTTACGCACCCGACGACCGAAGTCTTCAGACAGACCCGCAGTGTGCGTGCCCATGATGATCTTCTTATTAGGGTATTTACCTAGGAAGTATGCAGGGAACAGGTAGGATGAGAACTCAGACTTACCCATACGCGGTGCGATGTTGATAATCACGCGCTTCTTCTTGCCCTCAACCACGTCCGTGAAGATTTTTGCCAGCTTCCTGTGGTGTGGCCCGATTTTAAAGCCCGGATACACCGCTTGGGCAAACCCCAACATGTTTGTTTTAGCCGCCTGCAAGCTGGCGCGGGACTCGCGCATCTCCAAGTCTTGGAACAACTCCATCTTTTCCTGAAGCGTCATGTGCGGCAAAGCCTTGGCCATGGCTTCCAACTCAAGCTTACTGAGCGTTGTGAACTGCTCAGGCTTCATCGTTTTCACCGGTCTCATCTTTCGAGATGTCTTCTGTCACATCGACCACGTCGATCACGCCCATGAACCTATTGAGCTTGTCTTTGATGCGCGCTTCTAGCTCAATGTCTGACATCTCAGTCTTCTTGACCTCCACCCGCTCGGTGAACAGCGCCACTTCCGTGACTTTGCCCAACATGTCTAGCGCCTTGAGGCGAATCCGTGCGTCTGGGTGTTTAACTTCTTCTAGGATCTGAGCCACTGCATAGCCCCGCAGTTCTTTGGCCTGCTCGACAAACGCCCAATCGTAGGCAGTTAACATTCCCACTAGGTGTTGCACGGCGGCTGGCGCCTTTATATTTGCCAACGCTTGTTGCGTATTTCCAACAGGCTGGCCTGTGACCAGAGAAGCAAATGATTTGCGTGCGGCTTCTGCGTCAGCCTTAGTCTCGATCTCTTCGTCTTCAAGCTCTAAGTCTTTAAGCCACTGCGCCGTCTTGACTTTGGCGTCAATGGTGGCGGTTGGATCTGCCTTTTCAAAAGACAATACTTCCGTGGTGGCGTCGACCACCTCTGGATGAAATTCGCCGTGGATCAGATGTTCAAGCATTGCGTAGGGTTAGCGCTGGCGATGTTGCTCAGTAACTTCCTAGGAACTGCGACTGGCTCTTTGCTACCGCTACTGCTTGCCTTGCCACAGATGCCAACGACAAGATCGTAGAGGTCACGCTTAGCGTTCTCATAGT